TTCTTTTAACATTGTGTTCTTAGACGAGTTTGCATTCGTACCTTCTAATATTGCCACAGAGTTCTTTACTTCCGTTTATCCAGTTATTACTGCTGGTACACGAACAAAGATTATTATTGTTTCCACACCAAATGGCATGAATCTGTTCTATAAAATATGGACAGATGCCATCAATAAGAAAAATAATTATGTTCCGTTTGAAGTTCATTGGTCGATGGTGCCAGGTCGTGATGAAAACTGGAAAGAAGAAACGATACGAAACACATCTGAACACCAGTTCCGCCAAGAGTTTGAAACGGAGTTTTTAGGTTCGACCAACACACTTATCTCTGGTACCAAGTTACAGGCGATGACATATAAAGAACCTATGGCCGAACATGATAAGATGAAAATCTATGAATATCCAATTAAAGGAGATGATGAAACTACCAAAGACCATTTATACTGCATTTGTGTGGATGTTTCAGAAGGTAGAAACTTAGACGCTTCTGCATTTTCGATAATTGATATATCAACCACACCATACAAACAAGTGGCAACATACAAGAGTTCATCAATATCACCAATACTATTCCCAACGGTGATCGTTAATGCTGCCAGAATGTATAACGAAGCCTACATTTTAGTAGAGATAAATAATAATCCACAGGTAGCGGATATCATACACCAAGATTTTGAGTATGAGAATCTCTGGAAAATATTTACAGGAAACAAAAAACCACAACAATTATCTTCAGGTTTTGGTCGTGGAGTCCAGATGGGACTCAAAATGTCGGTTGCTGTCAAACGAGTTGGTTGTTCAAATCTAAAAACACTAGTCGAAAGCAACAAATTACTGATACCTGATTTCGATACTTTATCCGAATTAACCACCTTTACAGCAAATAAAACGTCTTTTGCTGCCGAAGATGGAGAAAACGATGATTTGGTGATGACTTTAGTTGTTTTTGCTTGGGCTGCCACACAAAAATACTTTAAAGAAATTGTAAGTCATGATATAAGAAAACAAATTCAGTTGGAGAACATGAACCAGCTGGATGAAGAAGTATTACCGGCACCCATTATTGACGATGGTAGACAACATAATTTTGAAGTAATGGACGGTGACCTTTGGGAAGTTGCAAATGGCGATGAGATTTATTCAGGTTTCATTAGAGATACCTTAAAAAATCTATAAAAGTGACTAATCATAAATATTAACATGGTATCTTAGTAACCAAAACAAAACAATATCAAGGAGATAACAAATGGCATTTCAAATCTCTCCAGGCGTAAGCGTATCTGAAGTCGATTTAACGACAGTTGTACCTTCAGTTCTGACTACGGCCGGTGCATTTGCTGGAAAATTCGTATGGGGTCCAGGAAATAAAATAATTTCTGTTGAGAATGAAGTTAATTTGGTAAAAACATTTGGTAAGCCAGATGCGAACACCTATGCTTCGTTTTTCACTGCTGCAAGCTTCTTAGCTTACGGTAACAATCTTAAAGTTGCTCGTGCAATTGGACCTAGCGCCAAGAATGCTAGCGCAAACTCTAGTGCTACACAGATAGCTGTTGACAATGAAGATACTTTTGAAGCTTCATATTTAAACAACAGCAACGGTAATGCTTACGGTGCATATATGGCACGTTATCCAGGTGCTCTTGGAAATTCTCTTACAGTATCTACAATTGATGCTGGCGGAAATTTCAGCACATGGAACGTAAACTCTGTTGGTGTATCTTCTTACTTTAATAGTGCTCCTGGAACATCTGCTCAGGCAGCTGCCGCTGGTGCCGCTAATGACGAGATTCACGTTGTAGTTGTTGACTCTGGTGGTTTATTCACTGGTATCAAAAATACAATTTTGGAAGTTTATCCATATCTCTCTAAAGGCGTAGATGCTACCGATTCTTTAGGTAACTCAAACTATTACAAGAATGTAATTTTTAATAAGTCGAAGTATGTCTATGCTATCGATCCAGTAAGTTATTCTACAACCAATGAAACTTGGGGTGATGCTTTGGCAAATACAACTTATGCCACAGTAGCTCAAGTAACCACTCTTGCTTTAGGTGGTGGTGTTGAATCTACTCCAACTGATTCTGAATTACAGACAGCTTACGCTTTGTTTGTGAATCCAGATGCAGTAGACATCTCATTGGTGTTGGCTGGTGATGCTGGTAGTGCAACTCAGCAATACATCATCGACAATATTTCGAATGCTCGTAAAGATTGTATGGCATTTATATCGCCTCCTTCTTCTACCGTTGTTAATAACTCTGGTTCTGAAGTTGACGATATCGTAACATGGCATACTGCTTTGGCACGTTCAACATCTTACGCTGTTGCTGATTCTGGTTGGAAATACATGTTTGACAAGTATAACAACACATATCGTTATGTTCCATTAAATGGCGACATAGCCGGTACCTGTGTATACACAGATTCAGTTCGTGATCCATGGTACTCACCAGCAGGATTTAACCGTGGTAATCTAAAGAATGTTACTAAATTGTCTTGGAATCCAACTAAGACACAAAGAGATTCTTTATACGCCATCGGTATCAATCCAGTTGGAACATTCCCTGGTCAAGGTACTGTATTGTTTGGTGACAAAACCTTACAAACCAAACCATCTGCATTCGACCGTATCAACGTCCGCAGATTGTTTATTGTATTAGAGAAAGCAATCTCTACAGCTGCCAAGTTCTCATTGTTTGAATTCAATGACGAATTTACACGCAACCAATTTGTTGCATTAGTTACACCTTTCCTCCGTGATATTCAAGGTCGCCGTGGTATCTATGACTACCGTGTTGTTTGTGATACAACAAATAATACACCACAAGTCATTGATTCCAATCAATTCGTTGGTGACATCTATATCAAACCTGCTCGTGCCATCAACTTCATTCAGTTGAGTTTCGTAGCAGTTAGAACTGGTGTAGATTTTACTGAAATCGTTGGTAGAACTTAATAAATAATTCAACGAATAGGAGAAAAAAATGGCATTTAATGTAGCAGAATTTAGATCAAATATGATTGGTGACGGAGCCCGTCCCAATCTATTCCAGGTCTCTCTCGTATTTCCAACTATTGCAGCAGGCGGTACAGCAGCAGGTCAAAAAGCCACGTTTCAAGCTAAATCGGCTCAATTACCTGGTGCAACAATTGGTACCGTTCCTCTGTATTATTTTGGTCGTGAATTAAAGTTTGCTGGTAATCGTACCTTTACTGACTGGACATTACAGATCATTAACGATGAAGATTTCACAATTCGCAATGCGATGGAATCTTGGATGAATTCTATTAACAGTCACGCTGGTAACCTACGTAATAACCAAGCTGCAGCACCGTCTGGTTATTCTGTTGACGCTAGTGTTACTCAGTATGGTAAAACTGGCGATACCTTGAAATCGTATAAGTTTGTTGGAATGTTTCCTGTTGATATTGCTCCAATCGATTTGGACTGGGGCTCGAATGATGTTATCGAAGAATATGCGGTAACATTTGCCTATCAATGGTGGGAAGCTGAACAGACTAGTTAATATACATCATTATACGGAGAGAATTTCGGTTCTCTCCATTATGCTTTTTTGAATTGGAATAAATTACTATGGCAAATAAATTCTCACTTTTTGGCTTTACAATAGCACGAAATAAGGAAGAAGAATCCCAAGAAGTGCAACAATCTTTCACGCCTCCAGCAAATGAGGATGGCGCTCTTACTATTACTTCTGCCGCTTATTATGGTACATATGTTGATCTAGATGGTACAGCAAAAAATGATGTAGAACTTATTTCACGTTATCGTGAAATGTCGATGCAGCCAGAAATTGAGTCTGCAATTGATGATATTGTAGGTGAAGCCATTTGCCAAGACGATGACGGTCAAATTATCAAGTTAATACTAGATGATTTGAAACAACCAGACAAAATTAAAAAAGCCATTAAAGATGAATTTGAAGTGGTAATGCGTCTATTGAATTATAAAAATATGGCACAAGATATTTTCCGTAGATACTATGTTGATGGTCGTTTAAATTACCACATTATTGTGGATAAATCACAACCAATGCAAGGTATCAAAGAACTACGTTATATTGATCCACGAAAATTAAGAAAAATTCGTGAGATGAAAAAAGAAAAAGACCCAAGAACTGGTGTGGAAGTAATGAAAGTTATTAATGAATACTATGTGTTCAATGATAAAGTTACCACCGGTGCTTCTTCTAATTTTGGTCCAGTTGGTATAAGAATTACAACAGACTCTATTATTTCAGTTGTGTCTGGTCTGATGGATTCTCGCCGTGCTGTTGTGTTATCTTATCTACACAAAGCAATTAAGCCACTCAATCAGTTGCGTATGATTGAAGATGCGACAGTTATCTATCGTATCTCACGAGCACCAGAACGCCGTATATTTTATATTGACGTAGGTAATTTGCCAAAATTAAAAGCAGAACAATATCTGCGTGATATTATGGTCAAGTATAAGAACAAGTTGGTCTATGATGCCAACACAGGTGAGATTCGTGATGACCGTAAATTCTTATCAATGATGGAGGATTTTTGGTTACCACGCCGTGAAGGTGGTAAAGGCACAGAGATCACCACATTACCTGGTGGTCAAAATTTAGGTGAGCTGGAAGATGTTAAGTATTTTGAAAAGAAACTATACAAGTCACTTAATGTTCCTATCTCTCGTTTAGAACCAAACCAAGGTTTTTCTCTTGGTCGTGTGGCAGAAGTTACCCGTGATGAGTTAAAGTTTTCTAAATTTGTTGACCGTTTACGTAACAAATTTTCAGATTTGTTTGACCAAGCAATGCGTGTTCAATGTGTATTAAAAGGCATTTGTACCGCTGAAGAATGGGATAACTTTAAAGAATACATTCACTATGACTTCATTAAAGATAATAACTTTACAGAACTCAAAGATGCCGAGTTAATGAAAGAACGGTTAACTCTTTTGAGTGCTGTTGATCCATACACAGGTCGTTATTTCTCACAATCTTGGATTCAACGAAACGTCTTGCGTTTAACTGATGATGAGATCAAAGAAATGCAGATTGAGATGGACGAAGAAAAAGAAGCTGGTCTTGGATTACCAGTTGGTGTAACGAATGATGTGGCACAGGCACAAATGATGTCGGATGTACCACAACAACCTACACATCCAGACGATTTAGAAGCACAGGCGCAAGCCAAAAAACAACAAGAAGATATCAACACAATAACAAAATTGAAGCGAATATTATAAATATTTTTGGAGAAAAAACAAATGGATACAAAACAAATTATTGATTATGCATACCAAGGAAACGGTGTTGATTTTAAAGACGCTCTATATTCGGCAATTCACGACAAAGTGACTGCTCATATTGAAGCCAAGAAACAAGAGATTGCACAAAATTTGATTGGTCAAAACGATGAACCAACCGAAGCAACTGCACAAGATACAGCAATTGTAACACAGGAAACAGAGAGTGAAAACACTTAAAGAGTTTCAACAATATCGATTGGAAGAAGCTAAACTGCCAGCGGATCCGCCAGCAGTAATGATTATGAAAAGACAATCCATTCGACAGTTTGGTGACGGCCAAAGAGTGGCTCTTTATTATGTGGATAAAATTAATAAATACATTACCATACCATATAACGCTTCACAATGGTCATTAACAATACCAGAAGAATTTAAACAGGAATAAAAAATGCCAAATTCATTTACATATCAAGTAATAAAGGATACTACAGAAAGTGCAGTGATTAAAATTACTGGAAATTTTGATGGTTCTGGCCAAGAAGATAACACTGCTCGTATTCAAGCAAACACATTATATGGAGCATTAGATGCAAATAATGTTCCTTTACGCTCAATTTTAAGCCAAAGTAATACAGCAAAACCTTTTTATGGTTTGTCGGTAAATCGTATGTGGTATACCGTTACTACAGGAGGCCAAGTTCAGTTACAATGGACGGCATCATCATCTTTACCTATTTGTAATATTATTGGTAGTGGTGAGTATGACGGTTCATCAAACTGGCCTACTATTCCAAACAACGCAGAAGGTACTGCAGGATGTAATGGAAA